TCAAAATGATGTCATTTCAGTATGGCGGGTTAAGTGGTGAGTCTGGGAAATTTAAGATTGTGTTAGACATTGAAGGAACGTGAAATGAACAACAAATATAAAGACAAGCTGGTCGGTGTGTATGCTCCGGGTAGTTACGATCACACAAGCGTATTAGGTCAAACGCAAGAGTTTTCGAAGTGGTTTTGGGCTAATCACGAGGATATGGAATATATCAGCGCCAAGCTAGGTATCAACGCAAAGAAACTCAACCGCATTCTGACGCTAGAGCAGTTGCCGGACGAAGAATTATTAAGAAAGATGGTCGAGCTATGCAAGTAAATGAATATGCCTTGTATAAGGGAGAGCAATTACTGGCAATGGGAACTAAGCGTGAAATAGCTGAACAATTAGGTGTGTCAGCTAGCACAATTGGTTACTACGGAACACCAGTGTACGCTCGAAGAACATCGGAGAATGGAAGGAGATTGGTAGAACTATGAAATATAAAGTTATCGTCTATTACGATAATATGCCAGACAGTGAGCATATTTTCAATAACAAGAATGACGCTATCAACGAGCTACATCGTTTGAGAGGTGTTAAGTATCGCAATTCTAGGATGTATACAGTGGAAATGGTGGAATGTGATGGATAGACAAGAAGCAATACAAATGCTATCGAAGGTAGGGAAGATTTCTGTATCGTACGCAGAAGACTTGTATGACTCATTCTTTCCTAAGCCAGTCGTTCCGCAGTATGTGGCGGATTGGATTGAGTATTGCAAATTTACTAATGTTAATCTGGTTCGGGCTTTATTTATTAGTGATATAGATTTTTACAATTATGGAAGTCAAGAAGATTGTTCAAAACTAAAAGAATTTCTAGGAACAGAGACAAACCAAGAAATTTTCGCTAGAGCATGGCTTGATGGCTACGAGGTCGAGAGCGAGCCTAGATATACGGTTGAGTTTAAAGGGATTGACGACAATTACAAGTTTTTGAACTATGGTACATCTTTTAAAGACTGGACTTTTGATGATGGTGAAGGCGCGAAGGGGGTAAGAGTAGCCCACACCCGCAAAGAACTAGAAGATGCTAATTTCGGGTGGGTGTTTGATTGTCCGGGCGTGGAAGTTAAGGAGGTGGAATAGGTGAACGAGAAGTTTGTTTTAGAATTAAAGAAATTGTTGAATTGTTTTCCTGACTCATACATCAATAATAATCTCGAAGTGATCCTTATTCCTAAAACCAACACCTATTTCTCTCTCAAAGGATGTAGCACAAAGAGAGATATAGTTGCAAAAGTCTTGATGTGGTGTACTAGAGATATTTCAAAACTCGTCCTTACGAATACCACAAACGAAATATTAGATTTTATGTCGAAAACAGAGAACGACTAGAGAAATACCTTGGGAAAAAAATAAATGTTGATGTTATTTATCACAAACTTGGGAACGGAATTAACAAAGGATTAACTTATCAATTTATAGATAGTGGTTTTGATATGGATTTATTGTACGAAGAGGTGGACGATGGAAACGATTAAATTTATTTTGATGGTCGTAGCTGCGGTTTACGCCTGGCGCACGCTGTTTGGAGGGAATGATTAATGGCAAAATCTATCGCAGAATTAATTACTAAAATCAACCGTTGGGCAGACGAACGCAATCTTAAGCAGGCAGACCCAAAGATTCAGTGGATGCGTGTGACTGAAGAAGTCGGAGAAATTCGGGACGTGCTCTTGAAGCCAACAAAATTCACAGAGCCCCAAGTAGCACTTAAGGATGCAATCGGTGACACGCTGGTAACAATTATCGTGCTAGCACATCAATTAGACCTTGATGTAACTGAGTGCCTAAGTATTGCATACGAGGAAATCAAGAATAGGAAAGGAAAAATGGCAAATGGAACATTCGTCAAGGAAGAAGATTTATAACGAACTGGCAGTCGCAACGATTCTGCTAGTGGTGTCGCTAGCAATTAACGTGACTACTGTCCTACGAGTGGTTAATCGACCTATCGAGACAGTGGTTATCCACAAGGCTGATAATGCCGTGGAATTGCATGGCAAGGTGACTGGAAAATCTATGGTCGGGAAACTCTACACGCTTGATTGTGGTGCTTACGGGAAATTCCTTGTCAGCAAGGAGCAGTACGACAGCGTACAGGTTGGGGATGATATCCCTAGCTATCTGAAAGGGAGAGGGCAATGATACTAATCAAGAGGTTAGGAAGAATGAGAATCACAATAGAAAAAGGTTAGAGTCTTGTTCATTATTCAAATGTCCTAAATGTGGCTCTCTTGTTATTAGACCAACAGGAGAAGGTAACAGATTAACTGCGTGCAGTCAATCTTGCTCACAGTTAGGTATTAGGAGAAAATCTTATAGAAAGAATGTCATTATTAGTGGATATGAATACGTTTATATGCCTGAACACCCCAACGCCATGAAATCAGGGTATGTTGGAAAACATAGATTAGTATTGGAAAATAAATTAGGAAGGTTTTTGAAAAATAATGAAGTCGCACATCATGTGAATGAAAATAAATTAGATAATAGTCCCGAAAATATTGAATTGATGTCATTTTCGGAACACTCAAGACTTCATGCTAAAGAAAAATGGGAGGAGCGTGGTGGTTTTGTTAAGATTCAGAGCGTGGAATAAAGCCACAAAAGAAATGTACGAAGTTGATGATATTATGTCTATCGATTTTGGGAAAAGCAAAATTTCTGTAAAGACCCTCTTTTTCGAGCAGACAAATCGCTACGACTTCGACGACATCGTTTTAATGCAATCAACTGGACTAACCGATAAACATGGCAAAGAAATCTTCGAAGGGGATATTATTGACTCGACAGACGGATTTCTAACTGGCGTAATTGAATTTAGAGTAAGTTTAGGGATGTTCGTTAGTGATTTGGTAGAGTATAACAACTTCGAACGTTTATGCAATGTTGCCAGCTCAAGGAAAATTATCGGAAATACATGGGAACATCCAAAGCTGGCAGAGGTAAGCTCATGAGCGTGAAATACAAACATTCCGGACTGACACCAGAGCTGTATCAGAGACTGGTTGATGAACATGCAGAGCTTAGAAAAGCACACAAAAAGGGCTCTTATAAGCAGTTTTTCCAAGATGTGAAACAATGCAGTGAATTGCAAGCCCGCATCATTTATCAAGCGTTTAACAGTGCAGTCGTGGAACGTGCGAGGATATCGCCAGCGACAGTCGAGAGACTAGAAGGTATTATCTCGGATGAACTATTTAACGACCTTCAAGATTATCTGTCTACTAATTACACAAGGGGTAAAACCACGCGCCCATTCTTGGATAAAACTAACGCAGGACTGCCAGAGCACCTTTTCAAGCGGTTCCGTGAAGAAGTGGAAGCACTGCGCAAGGAACACCCTAACAACCTAAATAGCTATATCAGAGAGGTTAAAGGGTGCAACCAAAAAAGTGCTAACAAAACCCAAAACGCCCTTAATTGTTGCTATGCGGAGAAAGCCACCCTAACGCCTTTGAAAGCAATTCAAATGGAAGGGCTACTTTCGAGAGAGCTATTCAGCGAAATTGTTGATTTTGTTTTCAATAACTACGAGTGGAGCGAGAGGTTGGATGATGAAGTTGATCGCATCATTCTTAAATATCGTAACAAAGGCAAGGTAGGTCGTGAGAAGACCACGGTTAGAAAAGCTTTATATACAGCCTATGCTCTAGGCGTGTAGCTAGAACGGTCTATGAGGGTTCGACTCCCTTGCTAGCTATTACCAGTCAATCTATATACGGAAAAGAGGAATCCTTTAATTTTTTCATTCAAATCAGCAGTAAGCGTGACTGGTCGTGGATGCATCAAAATCCAGTAAATAAACAATTAGAATCGAGGAATCCGTTTTTTATTTTGTTCACAAATCTAAAGCGCATTACTGGTGGCGTGATTCTTCAAGGCGTATGCCTGCAAACTTAATTAGATATAGGTCAGAAATCTCCATAATTCACCTAATTAATTCTTGTATTATTTCAAAAAAGGAGGAAAACCTCCGACAATGATTTCTCTATATCTATAGGCGGGAGAGGTTGTATCATGGGTTCGATTCCCGTGGCCCGTCGTTGTCTGTCAACACTAAAAATAAAAAATGAAGCTAAAAAATAAATATAGATTTTTAGTGGCTTGAACACTTTTTCAACACCGGACAAGCTGACAGACCTTGTCCAAACAAACCCAGCAAATTTAAGAAAAAAGGATGTGAAAACCCTCTTTCTTATTGATATCTTGCATTACAAACAAAGCCAAAGACCTTGCTGGTGTCAATGGCTAGGAAGGAGGTGATAAAAGGCTTGAGAAACACCCCAAGAATAAATACGTATTCTATCTTTTCAATAAAATCTCTTAACGTTTCTTGGGCCAAAATAAAAAAGACCGACACAATGGCCGGCACTCTTTGAAAATCAACACTACTATTATACCAGAGAGGGCTTAAAATGCTATTGCCGGAAATTGATGAAAAAGCAACAATCAAACGTTGCAAGCGCAAACTTCGAGAATACCCACGATGGCGAGAGATTGCACACGATAGTGCTGAACAAAAGATAACACAAGAGTTTACCTTCATGCCCAGAGGTGGCAGTGGAGTGAATAGACCAGTGGAAAATATTGCAGTTAGGCGTGTTGATGCAATGAACGAGCTTGAAGCTATAGAGCAAGCAGTTAGCGGGCTATATCGTCCAGACTATCGCAGAATCTTGATTGAGAAATATCTAGCTTATCCACCTAAACCAAACTGGCAATTCGATTCGGAATGCGCTCATGTTGACCTTGCATAGATTAAGCACACCGAAATAAGACAGCGCTGCTTGAACGTCCGCAAATACCGAGTCACGAACAGTGGAACCTACTTTCCGCAATATC